CATTTTCATTATTTGGGTACTAAAGAAAAACAAAACTATAATGGCGAAACTGAAATAGAGGAAAATGTACCAATAGAAAAACATTTTGATTTTAGATTAAATGGCGACATTGATGCTGAAAATAACTATGGTCAAAATAGAGATCAACAATATGGTTTTGCTTTATTTAGAGATGAGATAAATGCACAAGAAGATTGCAACGCAGATATCTTAATTGAACAAGCTGATAAAGACGACAATCCACACAAAAGAAAGTATGTTGAGAATAACGAAAAATATCTTGGCTTATCTGGTGGAAGAAATAACGAAACCAAGTATGGCAAAGATTGGAACGAAAAATATCAATTAGATTTAATTGGTAGAGATTATTGTAGAGATCGTTCTATTGCGTGTGATAAATCGGAGTTTGATTTTTTGATTGCGTGGAAACAACAAAAATCTGCGTTTGTTATGGCACATACTAAATGGATTGAAAGTGTCTTAAAACAAATGAAAGAAATCAAGTTAGGATTAAAAGGTTATAAATGGCTAGATGAGGCGATTGAATTATCTACCGAACTTGGTCTTTCAATTACTGACGCAGAAATAATTAGAACTAATAGTACAGGGCTAGTTATTTACAATCCGAAAAATCTAGCTGAAAGAATAAAAGGTATGAAAAATACTGAAAAAACTAGAGAACAAAAGATTGCAGAAAGAGTTGCATATATGCAACAACAACAAACTAATTCTGATAACTTGAATTAATATGTTGTTTAATTATGGGATTAGTCTATACTAATCCCATAACAATTAAGTTATAGAAAGTAGGACAAATGATAAAAGATAAACCATTCCAAATCACTTATTATTCTGCGAGTGATAAAAAGCATATTACAAGAAATGCTTTATGGACAGATCAATGTAAGTATTGGATCTCTAAAGGTGGCAGAATGTTAATGACTTATTTTGATGTAGATCAAGGTGGATATAGAACTGCGTCTGATAGTTGGAAAGTGAGGTTATAATATGGATAAGAATAAAAAGTTTTTCATTATCAAGAAACATAAGTTTCTTGGTAGCACAAGTTATTCTATTCATTCTTCCGATATGTATGACTTAACAAATGCAGTTAGAAAGATACTTGCATTAGATACATTGGAAGAGGACAAGAAAAATAATTCTTATCACTTGCAAGAGGTTTCATTCAGCGAGGTTCAAGAGCCATTGATACTTACTGATGAAGTTAAGAATAAGGAACAAATGGATATGCCATTCTAATTCCTACTTGGGTTATGAGGTGAGGCTAATCTCATAACCCATAAAATCCCATAAGGGTATGCAAAAACTGCATTGCAATTCTTGCATAGTGTGTGCCGATAGAGGTACCACTACATCTTGATTTTTCGCTTGAAAACTAGGGAGGGCCCACCCTTATGTTGACAAAGGGGTCCCAAGGTCATACATATATGTAAGATTTAGATAGTTAAAGACATCGTTTTAGAAACGCTTTTATATTATGAGTAACGAAAAAATTTTACAAAAAATTTCTGAGAAAGACCTACAGGAAAACCTAACAAAAGAACAATATCTAGAATATATTGAGAATGAGCAGGTTTCCCGTTTACAAGAAGCTAAACCTATTATACAATCTGATTTTTTAAGTTTTGTTAAATATGTTTGGCCAGAATTTATTGAAGGCTCACATCACAAAATTATAAATAAAAAGTTTAATGATCTCTCTAAAGGGAAAATTAAACGTCTGATCATTAACATGCCGCCTAGACATACTAAGTCGGAGTTTGCCTCATACTTACTCCCGGCATGGATGATTGGTAGAAATCCTAAATTAAAAATAATTCAAGCAACACACACAGCAGATCTAGCTGTAGACTTTGGACGTAAGACTAAAAATCTTGTAGATGATGTTGAATACCAACAAGTGTTTGACACAAGACTTATGGAAGATAGTCAGGCAGCAGGAAAATGGAAAACCGAACAAGGTGGTGAATACTTTGCAGCCGGTGTTGGTGGAGCGATCACAGGTCGTGGTGCTGATCTATTAATCATTGACGATCCACACAAAGAACAAGATATTAAAAAAGATAGTAAGTCTTTTGACAAAGCCTGGAACTGGTATACATCAGGTCCACGTCAGCGTCTTCAACCAGGTGGTAGAATTGTTTGTGTAATGACACGTTGGTCTACAAAAGATTTGACTGGACAATTAATCAAGGCTCAGGGAGAGGATGATTCCGATCAATGGGATGTTGTTGAACTACCTGCTATACTTCCAAGCGGTAAACCTGTTTGGCCAGAGTATTGGGAAATAAAAGAATTAGAAAAAACTAAAGCATCTATACCTGTATCTAATTGGAATGCTCAGTATATGCAGCAACCAACAGCAGAAGAAGGTGCAATTATCAAAAGAGATTGGTGGCAGAATTGGGAAAAAGATGAACCACCAAAAATAAAATATACAATACAGTCTTACGATACAGCTTTTCTTAAAAAAGAATCTGCTGACTTTAGTGCTATTACTACGTGGGGAGTCTTTGAGACAGAGGATAGTGGAGACAATATAATACTATTAGCAGCATTTAAAGACAGGTACGAGTTCCCCGAACTTCGACGCGTGGCTCATGAAGAGTACACATGGTGGAGGCCTGACATGGTTTTAGTCGAGGCCAAGGCATCAGGGATACCGTTAACGTCAGAATTAAGAAAGATCGGAATCCCAGTTGTTAACTTTACACCGAGCCGTGGAAATGATAAACATGTCAGAGTAAATTCAGTTTCTCCGCTTTTTGAGTCTGGAAAAGTCTGGGCCCCGATGCATGAACATTTTGCACAAGAGGTGGTAGAAGAGTGCGCTGCGTTTCCGCATGGAGATCACGATGACTATGTCGACTCCATGACACAAGCGTTAATGAGAATCAGACAGGGTGGTTTAATCAGACACCCAGAGGACAAAGAAGATGAACCAGTTGAGAAAAGACGTATAGAATATTATGGCTAGTAAAGCATTAACAGATGTAGCATTACAACTTTATAAAAGTTTAGGTGGCAATCTTTCCAAGATCCTCGGTACCCGAACCAATGTTAATTTTTTAGGTAAAGGTAAATCTTCAGAACTAATGGTTGATATGGACATCAACACTGAAGCATTAGGCGTATTACCAAAATCAAAAGCAGTAGAAGAATTAGATTCGGCTATGGGTTATTTAACTTCAGGTAAGTTAAACGACATGCAAGCAAATAAACTAATCTCTAACATGCAAAAGATGGATGAGTTTTATAACCCACCTGCAGCTCCAGCAAACATCACGGACATGGCAACAGGGACCAGGAATTTAGATAAAGAAGGTTTGATGTCTTTGAGACAAAAACCATTTTTAGATGAAGCAAGTAATATAGCAAACAGAGATTCCGACGCTATGATAAAAGCAGGATTAGATCCAAGCAATCCTAACGATACAATAAAAGCAATGGAGTCAGGAATTATATCATCAGGTGATGATGTGGTTAGACAACTCGATGATTTACCACCAGGTGATCCTGATTTACCGCCACCAGGAAGTCGTGGTGAACCAGGTGATGTTTCAGCACCTTTTGCGTCTGCAGAAGAAACAATTAAAAATTTAGCAAAAGCTGAAGGGGTTGATGCAGCAGAAACAATATTACCAACAGGTGCAGGACTTGAAGCAATTAAGTCTGTAAAAAATTTAGGTAAGGTCGGTGATGACATCGTAGATAATATTTATGATATGGCTGGTGTTACAAAAAATGCTCAACCAGTAGCTCGTGGTAACGCTAGAGATTTTTTAAATACAATTAAGGATATGGAAGATCCAGACTTTCCAGCAGGTACAACTTTATCAAGTGTTATGGAACCATCAGATTTTAAATTTATGACAGAAGGTGGTGGCGGAATATTTGGTGATCCACTATTACTAGTACAAAAGTATTTTGGACCAAAGGTTGCAGGATCTGTTGCAAAATTAGAAGGCAGAGATCAAATAGAATTGTTTGCTAAAAATTTAGTTAAAATAAAAGATGCAAAAGGTAATTCTATAACTAGTAGATACTTTGATCCTAAGTCTATCAATCCTGATGATTTTAGTTTTGAAGATGGTGGCCGGGTAGGTTACTTCGGTGGTGCTAGAGTTTTAGGTAAGATGGGTTATCAAGCTTTACGTAAGTATGGTATTGAAGCAGAAGACATTACTAGATTGTTTGCAAACCTTGGAGCAGATAAAACTTTACGTGGTAAAGAAAAAACTATGTACTTTCATCAGCTAAACAGAGTGTTAAAAAATCCAGATGACTTTCCAGACGGCATTAAAGAAATACAATTAAGATTAGGTCTTGACCCTATCGGATTTAAAAGTGGTGGTCTAGCCGGCATCCTGGAGGTGTAATGGCTCAAGCTCCATTTTTAAGCACTCAAAAAGAATTTAAAGGAAAATACATTGTAAGAGATTTATTTGCTAAAAACTATAAATCTACGGGAGATGATTTATTTTCTAGAACGCTGACATCTAACAATGGTAGAAATGGTATCTTTGACACAAAAGAAGAAGCGTTAGAAGCAATCGAAGAAAGAAAACTAGAAACAGGTAGGGGGCTTAGTTCAAAAGAAATAAATAAAAAATATTCAAAATATATTAAAGCTGAGGGTTTTAATAAATGGGAAGAGACAGATGATGCGGCTAAGAAAAGAATTAAACAAGCATATAGATACGATAAAGGGTTGGGTTATCAAAAAGTTGGTCGAACAAAAATTAATCCTAAAACTGTTAATCTATTAGAAAAGAAAAAACCAATCAATCCAAGAACAGGACTACCTTATACACAAGAAGAATTTATAAATTTAACACCTGGACAAAAAACAAAACTATCAGCACGATTACGAGGTATAAAAAGAAAAGACGTAAAGTATAAACCAAGACAAGGTTACTATCCTGAAAAAGATACAAACAGATTAATTAACTACATGAAGATTGCTGCAGATCGACAAGAAAAAGCAAACATACCTGTAGAAGAAAGAACATATACAAATGTGTTTGATAAAAATAAAAAATTTGTAGGTGTAAACGATGTTAGACAAAACCAGTTATACACACATGCTGATTATGATTTAAGTAAAACAAATGCTTTAGCAGGAAAAGTAATTACACAACATCCTGATTATGAAGATATGCAAGGTTTTTTTAAAGTTGCAAAAAAATTTAAATACGAATCTCCAGATAAATTATTAGGAAGTTATTTTTCAAAATATGAAAGAGTTCCAACATATAATGAAATATATAATTTTTTTACTACTGATAGAAATGCTTCAATAAAAACTTTTAAAAATAATGCATTAACTTTACAACACCAAGAATTAATTTCTAAAGAACCAACTAAAAATTTTCAATTGTTAACTCAAATAAAAAATACAGAGGCAGCAACAATCATGGGTCGTTTTAATAAAGGTCAGATATCTGTAGAGCTAGCAGATTACCAATTAAAAAAAATAGGGGCAGCTCAAGAAGGATTAGGTATTGCATCAGAAACTATAACTCCTGGTAAAGGACTTGGTGTTGCAAAAAGAGAATCAGTAAAACTATTTAAAGATGCAGTAAAAATAAATCCAAATGTCGTAGAAGATATTACATCTAAATTACAAATAAAATTATTAAAAGCTGTAAAAGCTGCACCAGAGTCATGTGGTGTTATTTTAAGTAAAGCAACAGGTGGTATAGCAAATAGTTGCGCTGAAGCAATTCAAAAAGATCCTGTTGGATCTGCACAAAAACTACAAAATTTAGATGCACAAAGTGGACCACTTGCAAAAGTAAAAAACGCAGCAATAGGATTTTTAAAATCAGGTGGTGTAAGAACATTTGGTATTGCTGGTGCAGCAGGAGCAGTTGGAGCAGCACTTGTAAAAGAATTTAGAAACGACGATCCAACAACTTATCTATCAAATGAAGATCAGCAAAAAAGTATGTTAGTTGATATGGCAACACAGCCTATTACAACAGACTTTGATAGACCAGCTATTTTAGATTATCAATTACCAGCTATGGGTGCAACGATTGCAGGTACTACAGCATTGTCAGCACCATCAACAATCAAAGCAAGTAGATCAAGAGGACTTGGTGTTGAGAAAAAAGGTTTGACTAGAACTGCAGGAAGAGTTTTAGGTAGAGGACTTGGTGTTGCAGCATCACCAGGATTACTAGCTCCATTTGCAGCAGCCGATATTGCAAGTCAAATTTCAGAAGGAGATTCAGCTGTAGATATTGCAACAGATCCATTAAACTATGTTGCTCCAATATTTGCAGAACAGACACCAAAGTTAACAAGAGGAATGAACCCATTATTTAGAAAAGCAGCTAGCTTAGGTTTAGGTAAGGCAGCTTTACGAGGTTTATCTAGAGCAGGTATTGGTGGACTTGCACTTTCCCTTGGTATACAAGGTTATAATTTATTGGACGACTAATGGTAAAATTAATTCCAGGCGGTGGACCACCACCAAAAAGCGGACCTAATCCACAGGGGTTGAATGTGCCCGGAAAAAAGATTATAGTGGTAACGAACTCGGAGAAAAAAACAAATGTCAATAATGGACAAGGCGCTACCAAACGTAGTAGAGCAAAAAGTAACAACGCCTAGCGACGAAGAAGTTGCAATAGCAGAAGAGCAAGTAGCAGAATCACAAGGTGGTGAAGGCGTAGAAGTTCAAGAAAACGAAGATGGCTCAGTAGATATAAACTTTGAACCAAACAAAGTTAATCAGCCGGGAACAGAATCACACTTTGATAATCTAGCAGATTTATTACCAGAAGATATTTTAGGAGCATTAGGCTCAGAGTTATACGGCAATTACATGAACTACAAATCTTCCAGAAAAGAATGGGAAGATAGTTATACAAAAGGTTTAGACCTTTTAGGATTTAAATACGAAGACAGAACACAACCCTTCGCTGGTGCATCAGGTGTAACTCACCCAGTGCTAGGTGAAGCGGTAACACAATTTCAGGCACAAGCTTACAAAGAATTACTTCCAGCTAGAGGTCCAGTACACACTCAAATTTTGGGTGTAGTCAATCGACAAAAAGAGGACCAAGCTAGTAGAGTAAAAAACTTCATGAACTATCAGCTCATGAACAAGATGAAAGAGTATGAACCCGAGTTCGATCAGATGCTTTTTTATCTCCCTCTTAGCGGCTCTGCCTTCAAGAAAGTTTATTTCGATGAACTTATGGACAGAGCCGTGTCCAAATTTGTACCATCAGATGATTTGATAGTTCCATACACTGCTACATCTTTAGAAGATGCAGAAGCAGTTGTGCATAGATTAAAAATGTCAGAAAATGATTTAAGAAAAAAACAAGTATCAGGTTTTTATAGAGACATAGAAATCCAACCTGGATACACACAAGATACAGAAATTGAAAAGAAAGAACTTGAGATAGAAGGTGTTAGAAAAGCTAAAGATGAAAATGATTTTACAATTTTAGAATATCACACTGATTTAGATCTAGAAGGTTTTGAAGATAAAGATCCGGAAACAGGTGAAGCAACAGGAATTAAACTTCCATACATTGTAACACTAGATCAAGGTAGTAAAGAAATTTTATCTATTAGAAGAAACTACAAAGTTGAAGATCCATTAAGAAAAAAAATAGATCACTTTGTTCATTTTAAATTTTTACCTGGTCTAGGTTTCTATGGCTTTGGTTTAATACACATGATCGGTGGTTTATCTAAAACTGCTACAGCTACATTAAGATCTTTGATTGATGCAGGAACTTTTTCAAATATGCCTGCAGGTTTCAAACAAAGAGGAATTAGATTAAGAGACGAAGCTGAGTCTATTAAACCGGGTGAGTTTAGAGATGTTGATGCTCCTGGTGGAAACATCAGAGATGCATTTATGCCTTTACCATTTAAAGAACCATCACAAACATTATTACAATTAATGGGTGTTGTAGTTCAAGCAGGTCAAAGATTTGCAGCTATTGCAGATATGCAAGTTGGAGATTCAAACCAAGCAGCAGCGGTTGGAACTACTATTGCATTATTAGAACGTGGATCACGTGTAATGTCAGCAATACACAAAAGATTATATGCTGCAATGAAACAAGAATTTAAATTATTATCAACTATATTTAGTCAATACTTACCACCAGAATATCCTTATGATGTTGTTGGTGCACAAAGAACAATTAAACAAACTGACTTTGATGATAAAATTGATATCATACCAGTTGCAGATCCAAACATATTTTCACAATCACAAAGAATTAGTTTAGCACAAACAGAACTACAACTTGCGATGTCTAATCCACAGATACACAACATGTATGAAGCATACAGAGATATGTACGAAGCAATCGGTGTAAAAAATATTGATCAAATATTACCACCACCTCAACAACCTATGCCAATGGACCCAGCTTCTGAAAATATCATGGCAATGTCAGGTAAACCTTTTCAAGCATTTAAAGGTCAAGATCATAGATCACATATTACAACTCACTTAAATTTTATGGCAACAAGTTTAGCTAGAAATAATCCAGCAGTACTTGGTGCATTAGAAAAAAATATATTTGAACACATTGCATTTATGGCACAAGAACAGATCGAGGTAGAATTTATGGAAGAGCTACAACAATTACAACAACTACAAATGGCTGTACAACAAAACCCAATGCTACAACAAGATCCAAATACTCAACAACAAATTTTAACATTGACTTTAGCGTTAGAAGCTAGAAAATCTAAATTGATTGCAGAGATGACTCAAGAATTTAAAGATGAAGAGAATCAAATTATGGGTCAAATAGGAAATGATCCGATTGCTAAACTAAAAGCAAGAGAGTTAGACCTAAGAGCAATGAATGATGAACGAAAAGCAGAGGATGCTGACCAAAGATTAAACCTAGATAAGATGAGAGCTATGATGGCACAAGAAAATAACGAAGATAGGTTAGATCAAAACGAAGAATTAGCAAAATTAAGAGCTAATACATCAATTGAAAAAACAATTTTAAGTAAAACAATACCTTCTGCACCAAAAATGGACAAACCAGTAGGTAATGTTGCAATAATTAGAGGTAAAAATTAAAAATTATGTGGTTTTCAGCAATTAAACTAGCAATTTCTGCAGGAAGTAAGATTTATGCTAACAAACAACGTACAAAAATGGCAATGTCGGACGCACAACTGATGCATGCTACTAAAATGGCCCAAGGTGAGGAACAATACCAGGGAAAATTGTTAGAAGCTCGACAATCAGACTGGAAAGACGAGGCAGTTTTGATAATTTTAAGTTTGCCCGTGTTGGTGCTCGCATATGCAGTCGTATCGGATGATCCAACTGCTATGGACAAGGTAAAATTGTTCTTTGATATGTTCTCACAGCTCCCTTCATGGTTTACAAATTTGTGGATCCTTGTAGTCGCTAGTATATATGGTATAAAGGGAACGCAAATATTTAGAAACGGAGGTAAAAAATAATGGCAAAGAAAAAACTAAAAAAACTTATGAAAGTTCTTGGTGCCGGTGCAGCGATTGCTGGATTAGGAAAAGCTTTTATGAACAATAGAGCAAGGAACGCAATGATTTCAGGTGCTGACGCTAATGATGGATTTAGAGCGCCTTTCAAAAGACCTAATATGTTAGATATTGCAGGTGGTATACCAGATCGAGGCAGAGGAAATATACAAACAAGACCAAGAATGATGACACCACAAGACATGGCTAATGACCCTATGTTTTTAGACGCTATGGCAAAAGACGGTGGTAAAATTGTTAAAACTGAAAAAGGTGGAAAAGCAGTTAGACGTAAAAAGAAAAAATCAATCCAAATCAAAGGATTTGGGAAAGCGAGAAGATAATGAAAAAGAAAATACCTGCAGGTAAAAAAGGTAAGGGTTTAAGAAAACTAAAAAAGGTAGCTCCACAAGTTGCAAAACGAATGGGTTATAAAAAAGGAATGAAGGTTAAGTAATGGCCGGTAAGGGCTTATACGCTAACATTCATGCTAAACGTAAACGTGGTGGTAAGATGCGAAAGAAAGGTGCAAAGGGTGCACCAAAAGCATCTGACTTCAAAAGAGCAAAACAAACAGCGAGATCATAATGGCTAAACTTTGTCCAAAAGGTAAAGCAGCAGCAAAGCGTAAGTTTAAGGTATATCCTTCAGCATACGCTAACATGTATGCATCAGGAGTTTGTTCAGGAAAAATAAAACCAGGCGGAAGAAAAAAAGCTATGGGTGGCGGAATGATAAGACCTATGTATGGTTCTGGTGGTTCTGTTGCAAAAGGTTGTGGCAAAGTAATGTCAAACAGAAGAAAGAAAACCAAAACATACTAATGGCTAAAAAAGGACTCAGAGAATGGGTAAAAGAAAAATGGGTGGACATTGGAGCTCCGAAGAAGAACGGAAAGTATCAACCGTGCGGGAGATCAAAAGGAAGCAAGAGAGCGTATCCAAAATGCGTCCCACTTGCGAAAGCCACACGAATGACAAGCTCGCAAAAGGCGAGTGCTGTCAGCAGAAAGAGAGCTGCGGGTAATCCCGGAGGAAAACCAACAAATGTTTCTACATTTGCAAAAAGAAAAAGCATGGCTTCTGGAGGTTTAGTTTGAGAAAACAAGACAACATGCCAGCAAGAAATAAAAAGAACTTTAGATCTACAAAGTCTGGAGCAGGTATGACCCGAGCCGGTGTCGCTGCCTATAGAAGAAAAAATCCCGGTTCTAAATTAAAAACAGCTGTGACCGGTAAAGTTAAAAAAGGATCCGCTGCCGCTAAAAGGCGAAAATCGTACTGTGCAAGAAGTGCAGGACAAATGAAACAATTTCCTAAAGCTGCGGCTAATCCAAATTCAAGACTAAGACAGGCACGGAGAAGATGGAAATGTTAAATGAAAAACGTAATACTAGACGCGCTAAGAAAAAGATATGAAGCTCAGATAGCAGAAGCTGATGCTACAATAAAAATTTACTTTGAAAACTCTGTAGGTATTGGTGAACATCCTCAACATATAGATGAGGTTGATAAGTTAATTGAAAAAATATCTACTGCTGAAGAGAAATTAGAAGTAATAAAGGAGTTTGAATAATGGAACTATTTGAACATTTTATAAGAATACTTAAACAACGACAGGATGACGTTAAGGAATTAATGGCACGTGGAGGTGTTGACAGTATGGAAAGATACCAGTATATGTTAGGACAAATACGAACTTACGAAAGTTTATTACAGGAAATATCCACCCTGCTAAACAAAAAGGAGCAAAATGAAAAAGGAACAGTCATCAGTATCAAATCCAAAAGTGATACTACCCAATAAAGATTTAGTTGGGGTTAAAAAAGAAGAAAAAAAAGAAATTGATGAATCATCAAAGCTACCTGAACCAACAGGTTGGAGACTTTTAGTTTTACCTTTTAAACAAAAAGAGAAAACTAAAGGTGGAATTATTTTAGCAGAAGATACAATAGAACGATCACAAGTAGCATCTAACTGTGGTTTAGTTTTAAAAATGGGACCACACTGCTATGATAAAGATCGTTATCCAGAGGGTCCTTGGTGCAAGAAAGGTGATTGGATTATCTTTGCAAGATATGCCGGATCACGAATAAGAATAGATGGGGGTGAGATAAGACTTCTCAATGATGATGAAGTTTTAGCGACCGTGGAAAACCCTGAAGATATATTCCACGAATTTTAACAATCATAGGAGGAACTATGCCAGAAGACAAAGAAGATAAAACAGTTGATATTGATACATCAGGTCCTGATGTACAAATAGAACTGCCAGAAGAAAAACAAGAACAAGAAAACGTTATCGTAGAAGAATCAACCGAAAAAGAAATAGATAAAACATATGAAAACGAACGTGAAACAAAACTTGAAGACGGTGGTAGCGCCGGTGACACATCTGAGAAATCTGATGAGCAACCTGTTGTTCAAGAAGATAATAAACAACAAAGTGAAAGTAAAGAAGCTGAAGAATATTCTGAAGGCGTTAAAAAAAGAATAGCTAAGCTTACTAAAAAAATGAGAGAAGCAGAAAGGCAAAGAGAAGAAGCTTTGCGTTATGCAGACTCAGTAAAAAAAGAAAGAGATCAGTTTAAAACTCAAGCCAATAGTTTAGATAAAGACTATACGACAGAAATGGAGAATAGAATATCTGGACAATTAGCTGCTGCACAAGCTAAACTTACAGCTGCAAGACAAGCTGAAGATCCAAAAGCTGAAACAGAAGCTTTGACTGCTATCTCACAATTAGGTTATGAACAAGGTAGACTTGCTGAATTAAAAACTCAAAACGAGATGAGAGATAAGGCAGCAAAAGAAGAAACTGTTCAACAACCAGTAAAACAACAACAACCAAGTACACCGCCAGATCCAAAGGCGGAGGCATGGGCAGAGACTAATTCATGGTTTGGAACTGATTCAGCTATGACTTATACTGCTTTTGATCTTCACAGAAAACTTACAGAAGAAGAGGGTATAGACCCTAAATCAGATGAGTATTATAAGGAAATTGATAAAAGAATAAGACTTGAATTTCCCCACAAATTTGATAAACCTGTAAACAAACAGATTAGTAAACCTACACAAACCGTTGCCTCTGCAACGCGTAGTCCAAAGGCTAGTCGCAAAAGTGTGAGACTCACATCTTCTCAAGTAGCAATTGCTAAAAAATTAGGTGTGCCATTAGAAGAGTATGCGAAACAACTTATGAACACGAAGGA